CGTTGCTGGAGATGTAACTAAATATCAACCAGATGCGTTTGATTTTGGTATAGCTTCAACTGATACAGAAGCAGTTAATTTCTTTGCACAAACTACTAATGATATTTTCAGACAATTAAGAATAGAATGGTGGCCTGTATATAAAACAAACATATTTACAGATATTACAGTTTTAAATACTGCTGAGATGGTTAATACAAAAGTTAATTTAGATCAGTTTGAACGGGCTGGTGTTTATCTATTTCTTGGAAGATTCTTTTTACCAGCATTAACTAAATTTAGACCAGAAACAGAAAAAGATAGATTTGAAAGAATGGCAGAATATTATATGAGCCAATACAATATCGAATGGAGAATGATATTAGAAGATGGTGTAGAATATGATGTAGATGCTGATGGAACTATCATATCTAACGAGAGAGAACCTTTACATGGATTTAGAAGATTGACTAGATAATGGCTTTAGATTTAAAGATCAAAACTAATGCTAAATTTGTTGAAAAAAGATTCAAAAGAATAGAGAAAAAGTTTAAAGGCATAATCCAAAAAGGAATACTACAAGCTGGTTTTCAATTATTAGATATTATTAGAACTAAGACTCAAAAAGGAATAGACTTTAGAGATGTACCTTTTGTTCCTTACTCACAAGGTTATTTAAAGAAATTACAAAAAGAGGGTAAATCTACAAAAGTTGATTTATTTTATTCAGGTCGTATGTTAGGTGCATTAACACCATCTGGTAGAACTTTAAGAAAAACAGGAATAAATAAAATTAGTGTTAATTTTAGTAATTCACAGATGATGCAAAGAGCAGTATTTAATCAAGTATTAGGAAAAAATAAGAGGGAATTTTTTGGATTTAATGATAGAACAGCAAATATAATAAGAAAACAATTTAATAGATTTGTTGCAAAGGAATTTAGGAAAGCAAGAATATGAGTGTAAGAGAAAACATAGCATCTGAATTATTATCTACTTTATCTGGTATATCTAGCCCAGCAATTAAGAAAGCTACTAGACAACCTTTTTTATTAGATGAATTATCAGAACAACAATATCCAGCAGTAATAGTACAAACATCTGAAGAAAATAGAGATGACTCTGAATTAGGAAGTGGTGCTAAAACTAGGCATGGAACTATAGACTTTGTAATACTAGGATTTGTTAAAGGTGCAGAGGCCAATATAGATACTAAAAGAAATGAATTAATTACAGCTATTGAAACTGAGATAGAAAATGATATTACTCGAAATGGTAATGCACTTGATACAGAAGTTATCCAAGTAGAAACTGACGAGGGTAGTTTATTTCCTGTTGGTGGAATAAGAATGACAATTAGGTGTATGTACGAATATCAAGCTGGAACACCATAGGATAAATTATGAAAAACGAAAAACTATTAGATAAAATATCTAAGAAAATAGATCAAATAGAAAAGATGCACGATAAAGAGTCTATGCTATGCGAAGAAGTAAAAGACTTAGTAGAAGAAATTAGAGAAAACTCTTTAGAAGATGAAGATGGTACTTGGGAAGAAGAAGATGTATCAGACGAGTTTGAAGAAGATTTTGAAGAAGATGAAGAAGATATTGACGAAGAAGACGATAAATTGTAAAAGGACTTATGGCTAAGGATATTAAATTATATAAAGGTAATTCAGAGATAGTTATAAATGAATCTAACCTTGAACATTATTTAAGACTAGGCTATAAGCAAGAAAAAGAAACTAAACAAACTAAATCTAACAAGGATAAAAAATGGCAACACATCACGGAAAAGAAGGCGTAGTTACTGCTGGTGGAACTGCTGTTGGGGAACTAACATCATTCACACTTGAAACTACAGGAGATGTTGTAGAAGATACAGCTTTAACAGATGCTACTAAATCATTTGTTGCTGGTCGAACTTCATTCTCTGGAACATTAGAAATGCACTTTGACGAAACAGATGCTCAGCAAGAAACTTTAACTGCTGGTTCTTCTATCTCATTTGTTTTATTACCAGAGGGTAATGATTCAGGAGATGCAAGTTACACAGGAACAGGAATTGTTACTGGTATGAGTATTAATAACTCAATGGATGCAATCGTTTCAAGAACTGTTACTTTTCAAGGAACTGGTGCATTAACTGTAGGTACTGTATAATCCTAATTTATGTCAGTTATTGATAGAGTTAAATCTCATTTTGAAACTCTTAAAACTATCACTATTGAAGTTGAGGAGTGGAAAGATGAGCATGGTAACGCTAGTGTATTCTATTCAGAGCCATTAACCCTTGAAGAAAAAAACATTATCTTTAAGAAGTCTAACAATTTTCAAGATTTAACTATTCTTGTAGATTTGCTTATAATGAAGTTGCAAGTCAAAAACGATAAAGGCGAAATGGTTAAAGCCTTTAGTCCAGAAGATAAATTTGCATTAAGAAAAAAAGCAGATACAAATGTTATCTCAACTATTGCTAATCAAATACTTTTAGATACTAGTCACGAGGAAGCCGAAAAAAAGTAAATAGCGACCCTGAGATTAGGTCGCTTTTAGTTGTTGCCGATAGATTACACATCACAATCCAAGAAGTTTTAGATATGCCTGTAAGCCATTATAATCTTTGGTTAGCTTACTTGAAAAAAGAACAAGAACAGTATAAAACAAGTCAATCACTAGCAGAAGCAAGGAAGTTTAAATAATGGCACAAAAACTTAATATAGACATAGTAGCACGAGATAAATCCAAACAGGCTTTAAATTCAGTTCAGGGTGCTTTATCAAGATTAAAAGGTGCAGTATTTAATTTACAAAATGCTTTTATAGGATTAGGTGCTGGTCTTGTCGCTAGAAATTTAGTTAATACAGGAAAAGAATTAGAAAATTTACAAGTAAGATTAAAATTCTTACTTAAAGATACAAACGAGGGTGCAAAAGCATTTGATAATATGACTAAATTTGCATCTAAAGTTCCTTTTTCACTTGAGGAAATACAAGCTGGTGCTGGTATTCTTGCAACTGTTACAGATAATGCTGATGAATTACAAAAAATGTTAGAGATAACAGGGAATGTTGCATCTGTTACAGGATTAGATTTTAGAACTGCTGGAGAACAAATACAAAGATCATTTAGTGCTGGTATAGGTTCAGCAGATATTTTTAGAGAAAAAGGTGTAAGAAATATGCTAGGCTTTAAAGCTGGTGCAACTGTATCTATTGAAGAAACAGTACAAGCATTTGAAAGAGTTTTTGGTAAAGGTGGAAGATTTGGCAAAGCTACAGATGATTTGGCAGAAACTTTTACAGGAACTTTATCAATGATTGGCGATAAAATATTTAGCTTTAAGAAAACTATATTAGAAGCTGGTTTGTTTGAAAGTCTTAAAAAAGAGTTTGGTGCATTAGATAAATTTTTAGAAGAAAACTCAAAACAAATAGATCGTATAGCAACTGATATTGGTATTGCTTTAGGTTTTGCAATTAAAAAAGTTGCAGATGCAGTAATTGTTATGAAAAATAATATGAATACCTTTGTTACATTAATACAAATATTAATATCTGTTAAGGTTGTTACATTATTCACTAATCTTGCAGTAGCAGTAACCAATGTTGCTAAAGCTATGATGTCATTTGGCTTTGCTAGTTTATTTACAAAAGGTAGTTTATTAGGAATTGCAAAAGCTATAGCTAAAGGTGGTGCAATATTTTTAGCATTTAAAGGTATGGAGAAATTATTTGATGACATGAAAGATGGTTTTGAAGATTTTGCAGATAGTGTCAAAAATACTTTACCTGATGCAAGAGATTTACACAAAACAATGATACGAACAAAAGAATCAGTAGTAGATATTGCTAAAGTAGAAGAAGCTATTGCTAAGGCAAAAGAAAAAGAATTAAAATTACAAAATTTCTTAATGCAAGAAGCAAATGAAAAAAGAATAAAATTCCATGAATTAGAAACAGAGGGAGTTAAAAAATTTAAAGAACAAAATGATATTCAAGGTCAAGTATTAGAAAAAATAAAAGAGCAAAATGCAGAGTTTTCTTTATCATCAGAAATAGTTAGTACGATAACATCTTTCACAAGTAAAATTTCAAGATCAATAGCAGAAGCAGTTGTACTTGGTAAATCTTTAAACATGTCATTTAAACAATTAGCACAAGGATTATTAGTAGATATTTTATCAAAAATGATTGAAAGAATAATGTTGCTTACAATAGAAAAATTTTTAATAGAAAAAATATTTAAGCAAGATACTAAAAAATTAGATATGGAAAAGAACATTACAAAAGAAAAAAGAAAACAAGTAATGTATCAAGCTTTACTTATGGCTATGGGTGGTGGTAGTGGTGGTGGTGGAATACCATTTTTTGCAAAAGGTGGTGCTGTATCAAAAGGCCAACCAATCGTAGTTGGAGAACAAGGCCCAGAATTATTTGTACCAAACTCAACAGGACAAATAACACAATCTGCTAGAGGTACAGGAGATGGTGGTGCTACAACAGTTAATTTTAATATCAACACAGTAGATGCTTCTGGCTTTGAAGAATTACTTGTAAGATCAAGAGGAACTATTACACAATTAATTAATAACGCAGTTAATGAAAGAGGGAGTAAAAACTTAATCTAATGTCAGGTGCTTTTCCAATATCTACTGCTAAGTTTGAATCTTTAGGAATAAAGTCTATTCAAAATACTATTATCTCAAAAACTGTATCTGGTAAGAAACTTGCTAGACAAATAGATGGTCAAAGATGGGGATTTACAGCTAGAATAATAACAGCAAAAAGAAGTGATGTTTATGGCGATCTTATGGCCTTTATAGTTAAACAAAGATCAGGCAAAGAAAACTTTACTATAATCCCACCAGAAGTAGAAGATGCTAGAGGTACTGCATCAGGTATT